CTCAGGGTGTTGTCGGCCGCGACCGTCGTCAGCGCGGTCTGGTTCGAGGTCACGCCAGCCGCCCAAGTCCCGCGCAGCACGGCCTGAATGAAGTCGTCGTAGGTGACCGTCGAAAGCTCGCCGTCGATGCTGCCCCCGGCGGATCGAGTGCCGTGCCGCACGTCGAACACCTGCTGGTCGGAGCGAACCTCGTTCGAGGCGATCGCGTTCTTGCTCACGGCCAGCGTCGAGGAGACGCGACGCAGAAGCTGCGAGGTGCCTGCTGCGGCGGGCGTTCCGAAGGTCACCTCGTTCGCGTAGGCGATCTGGACGTTGACGGACGGCTGAGTCATGACGGGCTCCTAGAATTTCAACGGGAAGTATAGGCATTCGCGGTGACCGCGAGTGGGACCGAGATCCATTGCGGCTCGATCACCAGCGGTGATCTTTCGGAGCGCAGGATCGTGCCCTTCGTCGTGCCATAGACCAGCGACGTGCCCGGCATCATGGCCTGCACGATGGCACCGGCCATCTGCTCGATGGTCAGCGTGCCGCCGCCGGCAGGGTAGAAGAGCGAGATGTTGTAGGTCAGCGTGTGCTCGATCGTCCCGCCCACGCCGAGCGCCTTGGGGATGCTTGAGATCGGGCGCAGCGATTCGCGCAGCCACGCCTGATTGGGGGTCGGGGTGAACGCGACGCCCTCCCAAGCCCGCCCGGATGGCAGGCCGGCGACGGCCAAGAGGATCGTTCGCAGCGCGGCGCGCAGATCGGTGTGAAGGGTGATCACTTGGCGATGCTCCGCGCGACCCGCCGGACGATCGCCTGCCAGTCGGCTACCGTGTCGTTCACGAAGTAGCGGCCGACCATAGTGCTCGTGCCGTACTCGACGAACCGGGCATAAGCCGCGTTGTTGACCATGAAGAAGCGCTCGCCGCCATTGAACTGTGCGGCCACGAGCGTGACCTGCGACTGAGCCGACACACCGGACGGGTCCGCCGCTCCAACGGCATCAGCAGGCGCGCCGATCGACGGCTGCCAGCTACCGCGAAGAAATCCTGTGTCGACCGGCGTCTTCTGGACAACCTGCGACGCCACTTCCTGCGCGGTCTGCCGAGCCAGCGCGTCGAGGTTGGCATTGGCCTTCTTGGCCCACGCGCGAATGTCGGCGTTGAACTGGCGTCCGCTCATGATTCCGCGTACGCCTTCGTCACGATCGGCCCAGCGCCGTCCGGGTCGTAGGTCTGCACCCAGAACACCTTCCACGGGCCGCCGGGCCACGTGATCTCGTCGCCGGGCTGGACCTCTCCCAGCGCGCCGGCCGTCGACATCCAGAACTCCAGCACCGTGCGCCCGACCAGCGACCCCACCTCGTACTCGGCGCTCTTGCCGGGAGGCAGGGCCACGGCCGGAGTCGTGCCGGTCGACGTCGAGGACGTCGCGGTCTGCGTGATCGGGTTGTAGACCTCGCCGGTCTTGCGCGTGATCGTCGCGTCCGCACCCTTGCGCGTCAGCAGCGCCCGGGCGTTGGCGGTGATGGCGGCGTAGCTCACAGGCTCACTCGGTGCGGTTGTCCATCATCCCGAAGCTGAAGTACGCCTCGTCGGACCCGCCGAAGATCGGAGCGCCCTGCTCCAGCGGGTCGCGGATGTACTGCTTGAGCAGATGCTCGGCGATCGAGAACACCTTCATCGCCGGGGCGTCGTCGGCATAGCTCGTGCTGATCGGCCCGACCGATTCCGATCGGACGCGGGCCGAGCGGTCGACGTCGGTGAACAGGTTGATCTCGGTGAGCGCCTTGAAGGCAAGCTCGGCCGTGGCCTGCTTGAGCCGCTTGGGGATCCCGGTCACCTCCATCGAGGACCAGTCGATCACGCCCGAGCGCGGCCACTCCATGCCTTGCGTCGAGAGCAGCCGAGCGCCCTTGTAGCGCCAGCGGCTGTCGATGTACTCGCACGCGATCCGCAGGTGCTCCTCAAGGCTCGCGTCGGTGTGGTGACCGGGGATGTTCATCCCGCGCGCCTCGCAGTACGCCCGCATGTCGGTCGCGCTTAGATACGCCTCGGCGTTGGCCAGACCGGTCCCGTTCTCGACGATGAGCGGCATGTCAGGCCACCTTCACCATGGCCTCGGCCTGATCCTTGGACATCGGACCGGCCTCGGTGCCGTCGGGCATGGTGACGAACCAGCGTCCGAAGCCGCGATGCTCGGCCTTGGGCTGCACAGGCTCTGCGGGCACATCTGCATCGGCCACGGGAGGCTCGACGTCGGCCGCCACGGGCTCGGCATCCACCGGGTTGGGCTGGGACGCCTCCTCGTCAACGGCGGGCTCCTGTGCGCCCTCCTGCGCGACCACGACCGGAACCTTGGCGGTCTTGTAGGTCGGTCGCTTCACGGGCACGGGCTGCTGCCCTTCGGCAAGCACCGGGCTGATGAGCCGCTGCTCGTACATCTGGCGAAGGCGGCGGGGATTCAGGCCGTCCTTCTGCAGCAGGTCACCCGGGCGGTACTGCACGCCGGAGATGGTCGCCACGCGGCGGACCGTGAACTCGTAGCCCTCCGAGAACGGAAGGGGCTGGATGAATCTCGACATCTGTTTCTCCTGAGAAAAAGGCCGGCCACCCGGAGTATCGGGCAAGCCGGCCTCTTTCGGCTACTGCCGGACGATCAGACGATGCCGTTCCAGAAGTAGCCCAGATCGGCCGCGACCAGACGCATGTCGAAGGCCATCTCGATCTCGACACGATCCGACTTCAGGTGCTCCATGCGGAACGTGCTGATCCGGTTGCCCTCGGGGCCGGCACCGAGGTAGCCGTTCCACGAGAAGGTGTAGCCGGCGGTCGGGGTCATCAGGCCGGGAGCCGGGGTCGAGTAGGCCAGCAGAGCGTTGCCGCCCATGATGAAGCCGTGGGCGTTGGCCGCGCCTTCGGCCGCCGTGTTCTCGATCGCAGAGGACACCTCGATACGGTCCACCTCGAAGAGGCGGGCCATGGTCTCGCGGTTGGCCTGAGCGGGAGCGCCGGCGGTCTGGCCGTACTTGATCCGATCGATGATGTCCGGGTGGTCGACGAGCTTGTCGTACACGGAGCGGCCGATCACCAGCACGTTCGGCTCGAAGCCGGTCGACTGGAGGACGGCGGTCTTGCCGGCCCGGATGTCCTCGATCGGGTTGCTGTTGGCATCCGACCACTTCAGGGTCTGACCGGCACCGGGAGCGGATGCCACGCCAGCGATGCTGGTGCCCCAGACGCCGTTCTGGAAGTAGCGGGCGGCAAAGAGCTTCTCGCGGCGGATCAGCGCCTTGTGCGTGACGAACGCGGTGGCCTCACGGTCCGGGTTCAGCATGCTGTCGGCGTTGGCGCGCACCTGATCCGGGATGTCCTTGTGGAAGGCGTACACCGGAGCGTAGTAGGTGGGCGTGTTGTCGAGCTTGTAGCCGCCGCCAGCGGACTCGGTGGCGGGCGCACGCTCCTGCATCTCGTCGCGGTTGAAGTCGCCGCGATCGTAGGTGTAGTAGCGGTCGCTCTGCTTGGACACCGGGATGTTCGGAAACACCCGGGCGGCGACGAAGTTCGAGGCGTTCTGAAGAAACGCGATCGAGATGTTGGTGAGGGGCTGATTGACGTGGACGTCGCCCGGAGTCGGCTGCATGGTTAGCTCCTAGAAAATGGCTGCTGATTAGGCGACCGTGGTCGGGACGGCACCGCTGTGGGTCAGCAGCACCGCGATGACGACGCCAGCGGCCCCTGCGGCCTCCAGCGCGATACCCATGACGTTCGATCCGGCAACAGCATCAGCTGCGGCACCGGCGTCGGACGTGTTGACCGTGGCGGCGGTCGCTGCCACCGCACGGCCGGTTGCGTCAGAGGCGACCAGACGGCCACCGTTCTGCAGGGTGATGGCGGCACCTGCTGCGAACTTGCTCACGCCGCCAACGCGGACGGTCGCGGCCTGACCGCTGGTCGGGTTGTTCTGCAGGATGCCGATGGCATGCTGGCCCGCCGTGGCGGCGACCACGCGGCCGGACGAGTTGACCGTCACCGCACGGAACTGGCTAGTCGAAAGATCAGCACCGGCCAGCAGCGTGATGTCGGTACCTTGTGTCTGAAAGCTCATGATGGACTCCTATGTCCGAAATGTTCAGGAAGCGCGCCGCTTGGCGATCGTCGCGGCGTAGAGACCGGGGTTCTGGTCCAGCGCCTCGGTGTAAGCCTGCTCGAAGGTGAGCCCGGGCTTGCCCTTGCGGATCTCTTCGGCCTTGGCCTTGATCAGCGCCTCTGGATCGCCGTCGACGGCCACGGGCGCGCCGAGCGGACGGTAGAGGCTGGTCGCGGCGGAGGCGGCGGCCTTCAGCACGGACTCGATGAAGGCGGCATCCTCGGCGTTGGCCTTGGCGATGCGGCGCAGCACGGGGCCGAGCTTGGCGGGCTC